GACTTAAGATCAAAAGCTAGGTCAATGAAACGCAAGAATAAGATAGAATCGCTAGTCATTGATTACCTACAACTTATCCCATATGACCCTCGTATGAAAAAGAACGATGGGGTAGCATATGTTTCTCACTGCATAAAGCAGTTAGCAATTGAGTTGAACATACCAATATTATTATTAGCACAAGTCAATCGTGAAGGGGCAAAGAGAGAAGCAGGTCTATCTCTCTATGATCTCAAAGATTCGGGAGACATTGAAAATGATGCAGATATTATACTATTGATGTGGCCATCTAACGGAGGCGATGTTGAGAAGTCAAAGATGATTGACACCAACGGAGTCTCTTATATTAATCTTAAATACAAAATCGCAAAGAATCGTGAGGGTGAAAGAGACACCACAGGATTCTTTAAATTCTTAAACCACACAGGAAGATTCCAATAATTATGTCAGAAGCAATACTAACTAACTCAAATATATTCAACGAAAAGTCAGAGACCATTTTGGTAAATGGTTTAGAACAAATGACTAAGGCTTGTGATGCTATTACTAAGCAGAACGAGATACTTAATAGTGATATATTAAAATTAAAGTCAAAGCTCCGTAGGTTACAAGACAAGGAGCTATCTAATCTAGAAGATAAAGAATAATGCGTAATTACAAAAAAGAATACAAAAACTACCACTCCAAACCTGTTCAGCGAAAAAAGAGATCATCTCGCAATAAAGCTCGCAGGAAGGTCGCAAAATCCGTAGGAAAAAGCAAAATACGAGGAAAAGATGTTGACCACAAGGATAGAAACCCTTTAAATAATTCTAGAAAGAATTTACGAATTTCATCCAAGAGTCGTAATCGCTCTCGGAATGGGTAGTAAGTATAGTAATATCGTATATATATTGTCATATAATAGAGAGGCTTGGTTTTTTGTTTTCTCCAAGCCTCTCTTTTTTTTACATGAGTAAGAAATTTAACAGGTGGAGTAAGGAAGAATGTTGGACACGAGGTATGTCTGTAGAGGATATATTCTATGATCTCTATAAGCCAATTGATCCAACTATTCGCAAAGCTACACTGAAAGAACAATACCAACACATTGATCACTTTACCAAGATGGGTACGATTGATGTCAAAGCTCGCAAAAGAATATCAAGATCGGGGGCTATCCAAGATGATCTAACTTGGTTGGAGTTCAAACACACCAACGGAGGTGCAGGATGGTTGTATGGTAAGGCAGACTTTATAGCCTTTGAGAGGCTCTATGGCTTCGTTTTGGTAGCTAGGAGTGATCTAGCTAGCATGGCTGAAGAAAAATGCGATCTGGAGAATCTGGTGGACAATCCGAGGGATGCTCTATACAGGGGCTATACCCGAAAAGGTAACAAGGATTTGATCGCTATGGTTAAGATGAAGGACATACTATCACTGTCCCACCAAGTCATTCAGCATCAAGAGCTTATCTAGTCTTTCAATCTAGATAGCCTCTCTTCTACTCCTACCCCACGACCTTCTCTCCAATAGTATAGCTTACCTACTAGTGGTATATACTTAACTGATCGTAGTTCATCTATATCAATCTCGCCCTCATCAATAGCTCTCACTACATCTTTAGATAAATCATTCAAGATACCGAGTTGTGGAGGTGCAACTGTTGATATAAGTGCTTCACCAATACCTTCCTTACGAGCTTTCACTGTAGTGTATTTAGTTACACCGAATACACGGAGTATGTTATTGAATACCAAATCTTCTTCGTCAATCTCACGATTGAATAGGATTGCTTTTAATACATCTGCTGATCCGTTAGCTAACATCGCCAGCATACCAATTCTAAATAGATTTGTGAATCCCTCTGCGAATGTATCTTTCTTAGCCATCTTTTGGAAAGATTGCTGACGAAGAAAGTCAAACTGCTTAATCGTATATGACTTCAAGCTATATAGGATTCTTGTGTTAGGATTTTCAGCGTATGCCTGTGGCATTTCTATAAGAGAAATAGGAGCTACATCTGACAATCTATTGAACAGAGCCTGCAATACTTGGTCGCTCTTTATTCCCGAACGGAGATCAGATATAGCCTTAGATGCGTCACGCATCCCTTGTGTTTTTACTAGCTCATTGAATAGTTTTTTGTATTGTTTGCTGTTCTGATTTCTAACAGCTTTCCTCATCATTGAGTAGTTGGCATTGATGTTTGTGGTCTTAGCTATTCCATCTATCTGCGTAATACCAGATGCTTTGAAGAACCAATCTACTGCATTAGCCAATGCACCTGCACCCTCTTGTGCTTCAATGGTAACAATATTTCTAGCTCCCATAACATCCTCACGGGTGATACGATCTTTGCTAGCTAGTGTTTTTGCGAAACCAGCAATCGTATTGAAAACTCCTGTCTGGACTCCAGTAAAATAAAAATCACCTAGCTGAGTTACTGCTGAACCAACATTACCCATTGTGGCTATGTACCCTGCATTTTTTAATCCCTTAATAACACTTGATTGTTTTCCGTGCCTACCAAAACGAGCATCTACTGCATCTTGAACTATTTTAATTCCCTCGTTACTAATTGTTCCTGCTTCAAGATTTCTATTTATAATCTCAGCTAGTTTTCCACCTTCTAAAACTTCGCCCTTTCTGCGATTGGTTGTTCCTAACAATTTAGCTTGATTTATTGAAGCAATCATACTTTGTGTATAGTTTAGTAATGACTCTTCGGGGGATGCATAGTATTTTGCCCTACGATTCCTATCTATAACCTCAATAGTTCTTTCCTTTATATTTCCTGGTGTCATGCCACCTAGACTCATCTTAATGCTTTTTCTTTTTACAATATTTTCAATAATGTTTTGCCTTTCGTAGCCTTCTAATGTCTTACCTCTTTTTCTTTCAATTAAATCTAGCTCTCTTTGTATTTCTGTATCAAACAACTCTCCTGTGTAAGAATCCTGTAATCCACGAACATCCTTTACCAGCCTTGGGAAAAAGTTTTCTAGATAGCCAACATCCATACCTACTCCTCTACCACCATCATATAGATTCTGTAATAAATCAGATACGATTTTGTAGTTATCGCCCATATTGTGTTTAGCTAGGATTCTGTCACGAACTTGTTCGTAGGTTTCGTTTTCTCCTTTTTGCATACGCAACTCTAGCTGACCTAATTGTTCTTGTTTCTCTTGAGCTTCTAAGGCTTTCTTTTCCTTAATTTTATTTAGTACTTTTTGCTTATCCTTAATACTCTTACCTGCTACCAATCCTCTTGGGTGAAAGATAGGATGAACAAACTTCTTACCTTTCAAGAAAGCAACAACATCATCTGTAGTTGGAATAGTTTCGGGAGCTTCGTCAAAGTATTCAATCTTTCCACGAGCATAAGCTCCTCTGCCATAAACAGTTATTTCTTCTGCACCCTTAACAAACCTGCCTTGGCTATCTACAAAAAAATCATTGAATATCGGATTAAATGAAAGTTTTTCTCCCTCTAAACTTCCTTCTTGCTCGTAATCAACTCTGCCATTAACACTAGCCATTGGGAATTTATTCATCGCACCATTTCTAATTAACGCAGTAGCTATTGGATTAACAGTAAATGAAGCATCCTTTACAGTAAATGCACGACCATAGCTATGTGCTTCTCCGTAATTTGGTTTACCAGATTTACCAATCTTATGTAATGTTTGTACGAACAGAGGCCCTTCAACACCCTCTTTGGTAAACTTAGAACCTAGATTTAGACGGATAGCACCCATTGGGATTCTTTCTGTTTTATGTCTATTGTACTTAGCTTTCTCTTTTTTGGGCAATGCATTAATAGCTTCTTCATCAGTATATTGAAACTCAGTTACTTTCTGTAATCGGACTCTCATATCCTTTGGATAAACAGTTTCAAATAAATTTTCTAACTCTTTATTGCCTCTAAACATACCCTCAAAAATTCTTTCTTCAGATATTTTGAATTTACTATAATCATTATTGTAGTTATTAAAGTTAACTGTAGATAGACCACCCGATGGCATTACTTGTAGTTTATCTGTTTTGTCTCCGTGAAAACCTTTGTATTGATAAAATGAATCCCAACTTGCTCTATCTTTTAATAAATGAATAGTTGGTTTATTTCCACTTACTGATTGTATCCCGTGTGTATAAGATGAGTTTTCGCCACCAAGGTCTACTGATTCTACCTTACCATCCATTTCAATAACTGCATATGCGTGATCTGTAGGCAAGTCTCCCTCTATTACTGAATCAAAATCTCTGAGCAATGGTTCACTAAACATTGCTTGAAAACCTTTCATATATTCAGCGTTTGGTTTTTTCGTAACTGCTCTTTTTCTTTTTAAAAAATATGAACTCTGTTCTCTATACTTAGACGAAGCTAGCATATCTAAAATAGCTTCTTGAAGAACTACATTGTATTTGTCTTGTCCTTTTTCCTTTGAACCATATTCACTTTTGTTAGCTAGAGATCTTACAAAACCACGAGTAAAAGATTTTCTCTGATCAAATGTCTTGTCAGCAGTTATCTTTGCATCTAACTCAGCAAAAATATTTTCAATAGAATCTTTTTTATAATCAATTCCCAAACTACCCATTGGTTTCTTTTTGGGATCATGGCTAAATGATTCTGCATCTAATAATGCTTTTCTAAAATCAGTTTCAAATTGTTTTCTATACTCTTGTGGTATAGTTTGCATTACACCTCTGTAGCTTACTTTTGCTACACCTTTAGCAAATTCAGAATTACTTTCTGACTTCTCAAGAGGAGCAGATACTAATAGCATTCTTACCTTGTCGCTACCTAAGTTATCTAGTTGTTCATTTAAACGATTAACTATAGTTGATGCACCACCCTTAGATCCTGCCCAAAATAAATCATTGTTTGCAGGAAAGAATATACCACCTGTTCCCTCTACTAGGGTTTCATCATTGTATTTAATATCTCCTGTAAAGAAATTATCTGGACGATGAACCAACATAGGAACATTAAAATCACCTAGTACTCTATTCTTAGTTATTCTGCCACCCTTAATTAGTTCTGTAAATCTTTCTTGATTCTTTAAATATCCATATACGAAATTTGTTCTTTCATCTACATATCCAGATTGGAATCTAGCTTGGTATTTTGTATCTATATCGTTTCCAGATATTTTTGGTATCTTAAAACTTGTCCCAGCAATGCTTTCGCCCCTAGCTACACCTTGTGCCATAGAATTTAACCCATTGATTATTTCAGCATCAGTTGATTCCTGTGTGAATACACCATCTATACCAAGAGCTTTAGCTACTTTAGAAAACCAGGCTTTTATTTTTGTTTTTGTAGATACATCTAAGCTACCATATGTTCCAGACATTACACCAAACATTTGAGCTAATGATTCTTCGCTCTGTATATTAGAATCATAATTAGAGGCAAAATCAGTTATATATGATTTTAGCTCTTCGTTAGTTGTTGATCTTAAAACTGTATTGAGTAACTCATTTGCACCATCGTATGCTACTTGTCCCTCTCCTGTGTTTTGCAAAAATAAAGCATGGAATACTTCGTGACCAACTGTTGTAGGATCAGCAAGCTCTGAGTTAATATAAATTTTTCCATTTACATATGCACCCTTTACATCGTCCTGTATTCCTGTAGCATCTTTAAACTGTTGATTAGTTCTATATAAACTAAACTGCACATCTGGTAAAATATCTTTCATAGCTACTCTAGCGTTAGCTACTGTGTTTTTTACCAAATTAAATTTTTGATTTATAGATCCTGGATCTATACCTTGATCTACCTCTTCTTGGGTAAGACCTCTTCTTTTTATTTCAGTCTTAACTCCATTTTGTATAAATGTTTCTGTTGTTTCAGTTCCTACTGGTAATGAATTATCAACTTCTGCTACATCATTGTCTGCAACTTCATTTGGATCTTCTTTCCTAACTACTTCCGTTTCAGTTGTCTTGTTAAGTAAAGATGCATTTGCCAAAGCATCAGCTAGTGCTTCGTAGTCTTCTGGACTTTTCTTTTTTAAATTCTGTATGTCATTTAGGAACGGAGTAATTAACTGTTCTGCCCTACCTTGTTGTACTGCGTTATCTCTTTCAAATGTACGAAATGCGTTTTGTAATTCTTTTCCTGCACCTGCTTTACCTATCTTGCTAGATAATGGTACAAGCACATCGTTTATAAATCCTTTTACGCTATCTGGGCTATGCATTTTTTTGGCTTCTTCAGTATCTATATGTGGAACTCCTTCGTTTTCTATTCCTGTAGACATAAGTTGTCTACCTAGATCGCTATTCATTTCTTCTGGATTAATTTCGCCATTTTGAATACCAGCACTTAATTGATCATGTTGAGCTAATAATTGTGCAGGAACTGTGTATGTTCCAGAAGCAATTCCACCTAACAACATTGACTCAATAACACCTTCAGATAGCTCACGATCTGGATCATATCCTTGTAGTTCTTTAGCTATATAATTTTGTGCAAAAGTTTGCAAACCTTCCGTTACAGCTTCTGCTGTAGGTGCTTTTGCAAATTGAGTTACTCTTGATAATGCTTTTCCTGCCGTAACAGTTTTAGCTCCTTGAAATACAGCATCAGCTATTTGTTTACCACCAAATCTTTCTAATGACATAACAACTGGCATAGTTACTGCACCTGCAATTCTAGATTGTTTAAATTCTTCTTCTGTAAGATCTCTATTTGGATCACCAGTGCTAGATACAAAATCGTCAACACCTTGTTGAAATGCGTTTGCACCTAATCCAGACCAACTTGCTCCTCTCACAGCTAGTGATCTACCTCTAGTTCCTATAGCTAATAAAACATATCCTGGTATTTTTGCTATAGCATCTGGTATCTTGTATGAAAAATTAGATTTAATTTCATCTGGTACATCTCCAGTAATTGCATCTCTTACATTATCACGAGTTCTAGATACAGCGTTAGCTAGTTTTCTATTGCCAGATATAGAAGCAAAACCTTCAGTAGTTTGTAAAGGAAGATCTGAAAATCCACCAAAAAAACTTTTTATATAATCGCTAGCTAATGTTGAATCAGCTTTTTCGCTTTCTACAAAAGGTAAACGAAGAGGTTCGTCTTCTTCTTTTTCTTCTGGAGACATTATTCGTCTCTCTGTTGCAAGTATTCGTTCTTGCAATTCATCTATTGACGGAATCTTTGATTCAAGATCTTCAAAACTTGCCATAATTATTTAGATTTTTTTTGGCTTTCTATGTATATTAATGCCTTTCCGTAATCAGTTTGACTGAGTGGTGGCTCTAATTCTTCTCTAAATGTTTTTTCATCAATAGGTCTTCCTCCGAATTTATCTTCTGTAAATACTCCAGTCTTAAAATCATATACATAACCAAGCCTTTCAGCTACATTTAAGTAATCTTTCATAGCTTTATCTGAATAATCACCTTCTGGTACTTCTGTTATACCTGCTTCTGCTAATTTTGCATCTGTATCAACAGTTAACTTATTAACTCTAGCTCTAGTTTCTAAGTCTTTTAATACTTGTTTATCTTTGTCTGATTTAATACCTTCTTCGTATTGCCTTATTGACTCTTCGTGTTTTTCAAGATTAAATTGTTTAGTTTCTTCATATCTTCTAAGCGATTCAGCATCACTTGCTAGGCCTCGTTGTAAACTTGCTTTTTGGTAAGGTGTCATTTTGTCTTTTTCTTTAGCTTCTTTCATTAAGAGTTTAGCTTGAGCTATTTGTGCAGAACCTTTAAATCCTTCTGCTCTAGCTAGATTTCTATAATCACCTAATGATAACTCACCTTCTGGCTTATCTGGAACTGCTTCCATAAAGTCTGGTCTATTTGCTAATCGTTCTTCTCTTTCTCTAGATGCTTGCTCATAAGCTCTTCTTGATTCTATTCTTGGATCAGCAGTTTCTTTTATTACATCAGTAAATCCTTCTGGAGCATCCTCTCCACGCAAGAATTGACCAATGGTTTGTCCTTTGTACATTTGACCAAAGAAGTCAGCTTTTGAGTAACCCTCTTTAGGATCAAAAACCATACCCTTACTAAGTGCAAATTTTTGTGCTCTTTGGAACTCAGTATCCGTAATAGGCTCTTTGTTTTCAATTCTTTCCATGAAATTAGTTTGGTAGCTAGGAAGATCTGGTGTTGCTGTTCCCAAACTATCTTTACCTTGAAGCATATTTTGTTTTTGACCTCGTGCTTCTGACTGATCAACCATTTGTGGTTGATTAAAAGTATTTGTACCCTGTAACAATGGTAAACCTGCTTCTCTATTAGCTAAAATTTGTTTTTCCACATCACTTCTTTCTGAATATGGAATAGTATCTGCGTAGCTAATAGGGCCAAGCATATATTCTGGATCAAATAATGGGCCTGGATCTTCTCCTCTCCTGTATTTTTCCATTTGTTCAGCAGTGTAACCCATTCCAACCATTCTATCTGCTTCTATGTCTCCTAATTCAGTATCTGGAATAATTAATGGAGCTATTTTAAATGCTTTATCTGCAACATTTCCTATGCCACTAAGAGTTGATCCAACTATATTTTTTACAACATTATCTTTTGGTAACCTTAATGGGTTTCCTTTAGCGTCTAATGTTGGTGAACCTTGTGGTGTTATTGGTATTTTCTTAGTAGGTGTAGGTTTTGCTTCTCCCGCTCCTGGTCTATAATCTGGTCTTGGCCCTGCCGTAAACTTAGGTGGGTTCACAGTAGCGTCTATAACATTTTTTGTTACGCTTTGTTTAAATTGATTAGGGTTATTAATGTTAACATTTTTAGCTGGATCTAACTGATTTAGATTTACATTTGATCTATATTGATTTGTTGACCTATCTAAATTAACTTGATTAGCTCTAGCTTGTGCTTCATTAGCTTGAATAGTTAGATTAGATGGCCTTGGTTGATTAGTCGCAGATCCACCTGTCTGGCTAGCTACAAATCCACCACCTAGCCCAAGCCCAGCAGTAGTTACTGTTGAGTTTAAATTCTTGTCTTTCTCAGCTTCTTCAGCTAGCTTACGAATGTCTCTTGTTACATTATATTGCGACATGGTTTATTTTATCAGTTGAGTTTTATTTAAATTAAAAATTTATACTTATATATAATAACTAATGTTTCCTATATAGGGAGATACCCATTCTCCTGTGTAATCATTTCTTACATATCCTCCACTACCTGCACCAATAACTGTACTTCTGGATATTATTTTAGCAAAAGTAACTCCATTTATGGTTTCAGTTCCAGTACTGTGAGTTACTGATCCAGGTGTCCAATGACCATTTCCTCCAGCTTCTGGTCTTCTTAATACATTTCCTATTGTTAAATAATCAGTTCTACGCTCTATTTCTTCTATGCAATTCTGAGGATGTGGATAATATCTTCCCTCTAATTTTAACCTAATAGGCCCTTCAATAAATCCGTATCCTAAAAAGGTGTCACTAGTTGGATCGTCTCCGTCAAAAAAATTATATAAAAATGTTAATGATGAAATAGCACCACTAAAGTTAGCAGTTGTATATGCACCACCTTGCCATAACTCACACTCTCCTTCTACATTATTATCGGGTCTCGGATCAAGATAATCGCATTGAGGACTTGTAGAAAAGGTTGGATAAGTATCATCATTTTCTATAAATGAAGAATATTGAGCGTGATTTTTTAAAAAATAATCACCACTATAGGGATTACCTCTTACAAAATTTCCATTTGCATCAATTACAGTTGGTAAGTTTTGAAGTCTTCTAGGGCCATCTCCACCATTGGTATAATCAATTCCGTAAGGAGCTTCATCATCATCTTCGCTACATATAGTGTCCCTTAATGCTCTTCCAAAAACTTTTATATCCTTCAACTTATACATAAATGAGCCTAATTTATTTAAGTCACTTTGAGACATTAACCTTATTACATAATCACTTTGTGGATAATCATTTATATCTTTTGACCACCAATAATGATAATATTGCAAAGCATAACTTTCACTATTGCTATAATTTAATTCTTGGAATCTTATAGTTCCATCCCCATCTCCTAGCATATCATCTATTGCCATAATAATATTATATTGAGACTATTTGTCCGTTTTTAACAGCATATACTCCTAATGATCCTCCTCCTGCTCCTCCTCCTCCAGTAATATCTAGGGGAGTATCAGCATTATCATCTGTAATTACGGGCATTTTTCCAACTTGACTTTTATCAAATCCGTAAAATGAATCTTCTTTTCTAGATTGAATAGCTTGGTTCATTTCACTTTCTGTAAAAGTATCAACTACACGACCACCTTCCATTTTGCGAAACATTTGATCTCCTGCAACATTTTTGTACTCTTCAAAACTAACATCATTAAAGTTGTCGTTTCTAGTAGCCTCCTTCTGTGCAATTTTATTTGCATCAGAAATTATCTGTTTAGGAGATTGTGGCTTAGATAATTCTTTATTTTCTTCGGGCATATCTATGATTTACTAAATTTTATTACTTCGTAGTATGTAGTTCCGTCAATTGTAGTCAATACTGGACGAGCTTTTTGTTGAATTACACCAGTAGTAACATAAGTGCTTGGAGCAGATCCATCTGATTGTACAGTTGTTCCAGTTGGAACTAATTCTGATTTTTGATCAGATTCGCCATATCTACTAACTACAGAATTTCCACTTGCGGAAACATCCTTACCCGATTTATAAGAAAATAATGATTCTGCTCCTATCCACCTTGCTAAACTACTAGAATTACCACTACTTGTTGCTACAAATACAGTGCCTATAGCATTACTTGAAGCCCCAAGAGTAGTAATATCAATACCAGTGTTACCAGGAACTGAAGTAATTCTGTATAGTAATCCTTCTTTTATAAGAGTAGAAGGAGTAGTATTGCTATCTAATAAGTAACATCCTGGGAAATAAGAATTATTTGTATTAAACTGTATATTTCTAGACCATCCATGACCAACAGAAGTAGCACCAGTGCCCACAATTACAATACCTCCTGGAGATTGAGATACAAAAGTTTTTATTTTGGTAACAGAACAATTTATACCATCTAAATTGTAAGCTAACTGAGTTATATCAGGAATACTTGTTTGTATAGATTCAGTAACATCTACTTTAATATTTTTTTCAGATGGTGGAATAACTTCCATAAATGCTTGAGATTTTGAAGTTAAATCACCTTCAGTTTCAAATTCAGTAATTTGTGAACTCTCAGCATTTTTTTGTTTACACTTAACAGTCCCTGGAACTGGTACTGATATAATGTCATCATAAGTAATCTTAGTTCCAGTTATTTGTCCTACAAGATATGATGCTAAACTTGTACCATTACTACTAGCTTGAAAGTAATCTCCTATAATTCCAGAACTTGGGCCACCTACTGCTGAATAATTACCATTACTAGCTATTTTGTATGTTCTTCCACTAACATAGCTAGTTGTTGTAGTAGTTGCATCCGTCCCCTTTATATATGATCTAACAAATACATTAAAACCATTATTGTTTTGTTGTTGTTTGTTAATTAACTTAATATCATCTGTTTCTGTAAGTGTAACAGGTGTTGATCCAGAACTAGTTATTGATATTCTTTCAGTTCCTGGAAGTCCATTAGGGCCAATGCTTTCTGATCTAGCTGACTCACCTGGCTCTAAGTATATTGCTTTTAGTCTTGTAAAAGAACCCGTTGACCCTCGTTGATCAACTCGCAACTCAGATAAAATTAATGTTGTTGATTTAAATGTTATGGTAGTTGAACCTACATTATAGATTGAGTTATAATTATAATTATATGATTGATATATAGTTCTAACTACTTGTAAGCGATTATTTGCTGTATAGCTAACTACATCAGATGTATTTATCTGAAATGTAAATGTATTTGTTACTATACCATCGTGATCATTCTCTCTTTTATTGATTAATTTATGATTGTTAGTAACTTCAGTTAAAGCAGTTTTTACTTGAGCTTCTGTTTTATTAAAAGCTGTTACTTGAATAGTATTTACATCTTCTACAAAATCTTGAGAAACAGATAAAATACTTGGTTTAAGATATGTGTACCTAAAAGTCTTAATACCATCTAAATTTGATCTATCTCTTTTAGCAATTAAATATCCAGAAAAATCTACTCCTTCAACTTGAGTACCTGTTGTAACAGCATCGTCATCAACAACTGGTTCTGTATCGCCAAATTTTTCTATTACAATTGCTTTTTGGCTACCTACTAAATCTTCACTTATTGATAATGTTACATTATTTTGTAAAAAAGTATAAGTAAATGTTTTTTGATTAACAGTTCCAGACTCTTCTTTTTTTGCAATAGTATAATTACTACCACCAAAAGCATTAGCTTGACTTGTTGTAGGTGCTGAACCAAATCTAGATATTACAACAGCTTCCTGTGATCCTACTAGTTCGTATGACTGGGATAATATAACACCAGTTTTCTTAAATGTATATCTTTCTGTAGGTATACCATTTACATTGGACTCTGTTTTATTTGTTAATACATAGTTGGCCTTAGTTGCTCTTGAAGAAACTGGCTTAAATACCTCAAGAACTTCTGTCAATAATGGAGATTCATTGTCAATTGATTGAGAAAGAACTGTATCTTCTTGTAAAAAAGTATACCTAAATGTCTTAATACCATCTACGCTTGATTCTTGCTTATTAGCAATAATGTAATCATCAGTTAAATCAATGCCATTGACATCATTATTAGTTATGGCTGGTGCTGTATTGCCAAATTTCTCTATAATTACAGCCTTCTGAGAACCTATTAAATCTTCGCTGGTAGAAAGTATTGCATTGTTTTTTAGAAAACGAACCCTAACTGTTTTTATTCCATCATGATTACTTTCAGTTCTATCTGCTTCTGTATGTGTACTTAGACTATTTCCATCTACATCTTTGCAAGGAATACTAGCTTCACTAGTGGGTTTAAATATTTCATTTACTATTGCATTCTGTGAGCCTACTTTTTCTTCGCTTACAGATAAAAGTGCATTAGATTCCATAAAGGTAAATGTTCGCTCTTTTCCATTTTTAACCTTTCTGGCTATAACATATGTTAAACCACTATCTCCTGTAAAACTTTCTACATCGCTTGAAGTTGGATCGCTATTATATTTTGTTACTACAACAGCTTGTTGAGCACCTATTCTATCTTCGTTAATATTTAATACAGCACCATCTTTACGAAATGTATATCTTTCCGTAGGTATGCCATCTACATTGGACTCATCTTTTTTATCTAAAACTTTACCAGTTGGAGGTGAGCTTAACCTTACCGAGGCTGGCTTAAAATACTCTATAACCTCTGGCTTGTCAGCCCTTGATTCATCTATTGACCTAGATAGGATTACATTGTCTTTAAGGAATCTAAATTGTTTGGTAGCTATACCACCTACATTAGATTCCTGTTTGCTTGCGATAGAATACCCATTAGGGGTAGTAGGAGTTCCGTTAAAAACCTCTTTTACAATAGCTAATTGTGAACCTATCTTGTCTTCACTTGTAGACAATGTTACATTGTTTTTTAGGAATCTAAATCTTCTAGTAGGGATTCCATCTACGCTAGATATTTGCTTATCAGCTATACTGTAGCCAGTAGGAGTATTCGGAGTACCATTAAAAACTTCTTTGACTATTGCAAGCTGTGACCCTACTTTGTCTTCTGTTGTCTGTAGAGTTACATTGTTTTTAAGAAATCTAAACCTGCGAGTAACTATTCCATCTACATTAGATACTTGCTGATCGGCTATAGAGTATCCAGAAGGTGTAGCAGGTGTCCCATTGAAAACCTCTTTTACAATAGCTAACTGAGAACCTACCTTATCTTCGCTAGTAGATAGTGTTACATTATTTTTAAGAAACCTAAATCTGCGAGTAGGGATACCATCTACGCTACTTACTGATTTATCAGCTATAGAATATCCACTAGGAGTGCTAGGAGTCCCGTTAAAAGTTTCCTTCACTATTGCTAACTGAGATCCTACTTTATCCTCAGATGTAGACAATGTTACATTGTTTTTGAGAAATCTTACTCTAACTGTTTCTATTCCTTCAACTTCACTAATTGATCTATCTGCTTCTGAGTACCCACTTAACGGAGATCCAGATGCATCTTCCCCAGAAATTGTACCTGTTGGATCAAAAATTTCATTGACTATAGCTTTTTGAGAACTTACCTTATCCTCACTAACGGACAATACAGTATTCTGTTTTAAGAATGTAACCCTTTTAGTGGCAATACCATTAACATTAGATGATTCTTCATTTGCTAATATATATCCACCTAACGGGGCTGGTGTTCCACCAGTTGGATTAAAGACTTCTTTTATAATTCTATTTTGAGAGCCTACCTTATCTTCGGTTTGGGATAACAAAACATTGTCTTTAAGAAATCTTACCCGAATAGTCTTAATTCCCTCGTAGTTACTTTCAGTTCTATCTGCTTCTGAGTAATTACTTAATGCTACATTATCTGAATCTACTCCAGTTATTGTTTCTGAGCTAGGATTAAAAATCTCATTTACTATTGCATTCTGTGAGCCAACCTTGTCTTCAGATACAGAAATTACAGAATTATCTTTAGCAAATGTATACCTCATTGTGGGTATACCATCTAGGTTTGACCTTTGTATATTAATTAAAGAGTAACCTTCTTTGTCATATCTATGAGATAACTCATATGCAGATGTGCTATTTGGCAATGTCTGGTCAAATTCTCTAAAAATAATATTAGTAACCTCATTATTACCAGTTCCATTCCAACCAGTTAATGGTGGATCTATTTCATTTTCTGAATTTGTATCTGTGCTAACTGCATAAACACCACTAAATTGGCTAACCTTCCAAGATGAATCATATGTATTATATGATACAGTTTTTGGAAAAGTATCTCCCTGGCTCTGTGTGTATATATTTTTTCCACCAAATTGTTGAGTTTTTAAAAAGTAATTTCCAGCTACACTGCTACCACCTTCAAGGGTAAGACCATCAATAGTAACCTTTGGATTAAATACCTCTATTACCTCTGTCTTTAAGCTATTTTGTTCATCTTTTGATTGAGATAAAACAGTATTATCTAATAAGAATGTATATGTATATATTTCTAATCCACTTTCTCGTGTAACATCTTTTCTAGCTATTGACCAATCGGAACTGTCATCATATGAAATATCACTTTTTGCTGATGCTTCTAAAGCCGTAGGTTCGCTACCTACTTTTGTAATAACAATAGCTTTTTGAGATCCAATAATATCTTCTCTTACATCTGTTATACCTGTAGTAAGAAAAGTTAATGTTAATTCAGCAAATGCACCACTATCTTTTAAATCAGATTTAGATAAAATAAAACTAGCTAAAGAACTACCAGCAGTAGTTATTCCTACATCTCCATTGTATGCAGTACCAGATTGAGCTCTGAGTACCCTTGTAAGCCTTTTTAATCCGTTCTCTAGCTCTTCTATCTGATCTTCATCTGTAACCTGTACAAACGAAGATGTGAGCGTTTCATAGGTCTTTACTAATACAGCATTAGAATTGTTTGTAACAGCATTAAAACGACTATCTACTTCAACTGATATTAACTTTAGATTAGTATAACCTTGGTTAACTATCTGTTGACCTTCTGTATCTAGATCGCCAAAATCGCCTAGCAGGCTACCATAATTGGCATTATCTACATCTTCTCGTGTAAACTTGTTAAATCTTCGTACAACTCTTAATCTACCATTAGGTAGCTTAGTGATTTCTGGTATCTCACTAACTTGGTGTATATTAGCATTTCCTATAGACATATGTTATTTTACTGTTGATGATCCAAAATAAAACGATACAATTGTAATAATACTTGTTCGTATTTCTGGTAGTATAACATATCCATATAAAGTTTCGTAGCTAACACCCTTTATAAGGCCAAACCACTTGCTATATTCGCTAGCTACAGTAACGCCATCGCCACTATGAGCTAATAGAAATGGAGCTACGACAACACCAAACAATACAGTTATTACAATAAATCTGCGTACCCAAGCACCACCAGGGCCTCCACGCTTGTCAGCACGATCAGCACTGTCGTCTGATGCTTTTTGTTTTTTAATTAAGCCTTCAGTTAGAGCTTGCTGATTAGATACCATTGTACCAATCAATTTGAATATAAATCCCGAAGCTCCACCTCCGAGCATAGCTAATAATTCAGTAGTCATTATCTGCACTTCCATCTACGAAGAGCCAACGCTTTGCGTGTAGGTCTTCCTTTTTTATCTTTCATTGGGCCTTTGACCCCCGACATTCTTGCACAAAAGGACTTTTTGCGTTTAGCTCTTTTACCTTTTGGTTTTGATTCTGTTACAGGTGGTTTTAAGTTAGAGCCAGATTTGCGTTTGAAATAAGCACGACCTTTGGCTGTTAAACCACCCTTTTTACTTTTATGTTCTTTTCTCATTTCTTTAGCTCTTTTAAAATCTTATAAATAGATACAATCATGTATACCAGTGTAGCTAATGCTACTGCTATAGAAGCCATTGCATCTACACTCTGTAATGAAAAGCTAGCTATTGTACCTAGCCAGCCTACTGTTGATCTATTTATTATCTCTTCCATTATTCTTCACCCTCTGGGAATGTTACATTAGTAACAATAGAAGACTCTTCATCTTCTGTTAGTTCGTATCCGTCCACAACAAGGGCATATTTGCTGTCAGCAGTCACTTGTGGGTAAGTGTGATAACGAGTACCAGAACCTACTCTGTGGTAAGAATAGCCTCGTCTAGCACCCTCTGTGTCTGCTCTTTCAATTGCATCAGCCTCTGTGTCGTATACTAAATAGTTTGTTGTTTCTTCGCTCATAATTATGAAATATTGTTTGCTTGTTTAAGGTCATTTTCTATATCTACAAAATCTGATGATTTATCAGAATTATATATAATAAATGATTCTAAATATAAACCCTTGTCCGCATTATTGTTTTGAAATCTAAATATATACTTTATAGAAAGTGTTTCTGATTCTGTTCTTGTAAAGGTATCTTTTTGAATACCATCTTTTCTCATTATTGCTGTACCCCCAACTTCTGCTGAAAACAAAGTTAGTAAACTATCGTTAGTATTATCTACACCAGTAGTATTACCCATATTGTCAGTACTAGTAAAGCGTGGCTCAATACCACCTATATTTAAATCCGTAGTAGGTGCTCCTCCAGTTGCACTCCCACCATACAAAAATACAAAACTTCTATCCATATTGTAAGTGGCAAAAACTGTTGTAGGTTCAGCTACAGCACTATTCATTACTAATTGTTTATTTTTAGAGCTAGTATTACGACTTCCAAAAATTGCTGGGTTTCCATTTTTAAGTTTAGTCATTCCACCATTTTTTACTATGTGTGGTTGTGTGTTGGCATTATTTTGCCTAGCATTATTATTACTACCACTTTGGTCGTACCAAGTTTGCACGAAACCATTACGAGATATGCGAGATACCTTGAAGTCAGATATAGAAATATTTACATTAGAATTTCCTTCACTTATTGAAAAAAACTTTGCATCATTATCACTTGAAGTTAATTCAAATGAGTTAAATCCTTGAGATAAGTCACTTGGATTTATGAAGTTTGAACTATCAGTTCCATCTAATGTGGTTTTAGTCAACCTTATTATAGGTGTAGCATCTCCTCCACTACCTCCAGTTAAATCTAAGTTAAAAGAAATAAATACTGAATCCCCATTAGCTATTTTTTCATTAAATTCAAATCCAACATAAGCCGTTGGTGTTCCTAGAGCTAAATCAAATCCATCTTTACTTTCGTTAGTTAATGTTCCAGCTGTAGCTCTAAATGCTTCCGCCATATCATTCGCATCATCGTACAAACCATAATAGTTATTTACATTAGATGCTATCTTAAATAACTCATCCTTTTCATCTGTCTGGTATGCAAATGTTTCATATATCTTACCCTGGAATGTAGCTGTTCCAGTAGCTACACCACCAGTATCATTTGCTAATCCCAAAGCACCTATAACAAAAGAGTTTTGGTTAGATGTATATATTACATTTCCCCAATCTGATCCATTGTTATTTCCAAATGCTCTTCCAAAAATAGAAATCTCAGCATCTGTCTCAGAGTTAGAACCTACTCTACCTATAGTAAATCTTTTTAATTCACTAGTGTTATCTACTGAATGAGAAACAGATGTAGAGTTTCTTGTAATAAATACAGATGAACTAGATGCTTCCTGTATACCAAAAAATCTATTAACTGCTGATTGTCTGCTCACAGATACTGGATACATTCCATTCCCAGTAGTATCCAATCTATCTGATACACATCCTAATGTAAGAGCATCGTTAAAATTAATTGATGTATCTACTAAGTATTGGTCTGTAGAGGCTGGTGTTGAAACTGTACCACTACCCTCAAATAATATATGGTCTAATACTGTACCATTAGTTGCTATCTTAGGTTGTCTTTGAGCAGAATTTTGTGTTGCTCCAGTTGTTGCACCAGATTGGTTATACCAAGTGTGAACAAAAGAATCCATACCTTGACCAGTAAATGCTACTGGAGTACCAACTTTAGTAGCATTCGTTGTAGTGCCACTTCCAGTATCTAACCAATTAGAGTTTTCTGCACCATCACCAGCATATATGTGCTGACCACTATTTATATTTATATTACTGATAGAACCTCTGTTTCTAAATCCTATCCTTTGTATAAAGAAATCATTTGTATCTGTAGCACTAGTTGTACTTAAAACAACTCCGTCAACAGTTAGTGTATATACTCCACTACCATCTCTAGCAAAAATCATACTATATTTTCTACCTAGTTGTAGTAAAGTAGATAAAGCTGGCATTGTTCTTACTGTAGTACCTACTCTAAACTTACAAACATCAGATGCAGTAAAAGTTAATAAATCATTACCAGCATCATCTTGGAATATTCTACTTGTATTAGTACCGAACGAACCAGTAAACACTACATCGTAAGAAATAGTAAATGCTCCACTAAGTGTAATGCCACTACCTAAACTAAAGTAATCGCTATCAGTTGGAAAGTAAGCTGAAGAGTTAAACAATGCTCTAACATTAGCTTCACCTTGTAAGAAATTACCTAATGTAGTTTCAGCTGTATCGTCTACATCACCACTTGTTATATTAGTAATACTTGAGCTAGTGCTTACTTTTCCTTCTGAATCAAAAGCTACATCTACTTCAGTATTGTCTATTCTACGAATACGAAGAGCATTACCATTATAACCAGACCTAATCTTTCTGAGGCTATGTAAAGACCTAGCAGTAGCAATATCACCTAGTGCTGTATACTCTAATTTACCGTTTACCCAATCTTCTACCTCTCCTGCTTGAACTGCTTGACAGGCAAAATTTGTTTCATCGTCTATTGTATTAGTGTCATCATATGGAGTTCTGCGAACTCTTACGGAATTTAAGTTATTTCCAGTCAGATCACGCAAACTGTACGCACAGCTAGCTCCAGAACCTACCTCTGTACTTAGTAGCTCAGAACGAACATCTAAGTTTTGCAGGTTGCTAGGTAAATTTAAGCCCTGGTTATTTACATCCATTAGGAGTTATAAACTTCTACGATTCCAGATGATACTGTTACGGATGTAATATTTCCGTAAGTAGTGTAACCAGCAGGCAAGCTAATGCTAGCTAAACGAGATGCATTATCTTTATTACCTATTGTAATAGCTGATAATGTTGCACCTCCTGGCCCTACTACCAATGAGACGAATTTACCTGTAGTAGCTCCGTCTGCTGAGTTGATTACTTTTGATCCTCTTTTACCGAGACTCTGTTCTGTATATGCAGGTGATCCCATAATTATATTAATGTTGAAGTGTTTCTATATGTTTTAAATTTTTTACCAATACTGTTGAAAACATTCTGGTCATCTATCTTAGCTAACTCATTTTCAAGTACTTGATTTACTATGCCTAATGATAACGCAAAGTTATTTTCTGAAGCATTCTGTTCAACGCTTCTCTGCCAAGTATACGCTGTATAGTGAGCTATGTATGGTAAGAACTCAGCAGGTACATCGTCATCATCTCCTGTTGTAACACCAAAACCAGGAGTATATTCTTTCTTATATGTAACATATACTTCGTCTCCAGATCCAGCACTCATTACCTTATATCTATCTCCTTGGCTAAAAAACTCTAGTTCAGTAGCTGTTGACCCAGAATATGGCTCTTGTTTGTGTACCCTTAATACTGTATCTATATTAGATAGATCAGTAGATAATGGAGCAGGACTAGTTCCAGCTGACTGGGTTACCCAACCTACTTCTACAGGATGGCTACCTGTTCCAGATTGTGTATATAATTGAGTTCCACTAGCTGTTACGATCTCCCAAGTATTACTAGAATGATGCCTTAAATGATATAATTCAGTTGTTCCATCTGATTCAAACAGAGTATACTTAGCCTTGTTAGTATATGATCCATTGCGAACATATAATCCATTAGCTTCTGTTGTACCAGCACCTCTTACATGAAATGAATCCTCTGACTCTTCAAACAAGTCACTGGTAAGTGTTCTAGGCTGTCCTATTACAATATATCTTTCCCAATAGTTTGATGCTCTGTAAGCCTGTATAGCACCTTGATTAAATAATGATACCAATCTAGCAAATTGAGATGAATCAAATGCATCATTAGTTACAGTAGTAACATAGTTTCTTCCTATTAACGCAAATGTTAATTCATATAATTCTTTGAATGTTCCGTTTTTTACAGCCATTATAGTTTATTATGAGCCATCCCGTTTGGCCTTAGTACTTTATTATTTAAATATTTTAAGAAGTCTTGCTCATTAAAACATTCGTTTCCATACTTCTTACGAAGCATATAAAATTCGTGCATTGGAACTGATCCAATGTGTTGTCCTAAGATTTTGTGTGTTCCACAATCTTTATATCGGTTAGCTGATTGTCTAGCTAATGCCATACGCTGTCCCTCTGACTGAGCGTTAAATATGCGTTGATGTTTAGCTCGTAGCATTTTCTCTTGAGCTAACTCTATATCTTGTTGTGTTACTTCTCGTGACATAATTAAAAAATAAAAGGAGGGGGCTTTCGCCCCCGTCCAGATATAAGATTAGTCAGCAATCTCTGTAATCTTACCAAGACCTTTTGGCCCACGGCAGATAAGAGTACCCATTGAATCAATGTAACCACGAGGGCCACCACCTTGGTCTTCTAACATTGTAGAACCAGTTGGTAGAGCCTCTGCCCATCCAAGCAATGATGGATCAAGTAAGTATCCACGATCATTGTTAGAACCAGGCATACATTTTGGATTAGCTGTTAAGATCTTAACAACTCCAAATGGGCCATTGAACATTTCAACATTGTACTCAACAACTGCACCACTGTCTTGGTTGTAACGAACTGCTGTTGATGAACCATTTGTACGAGTGAACTCGTCAACAATGTGGTTACGAAGAGCAGTGTCAGCAACTAAGTGCAAGTCTTGCATTTCTCCAGTTTCATTGAAGATAGAAGCAAGGATGCCTGCGAACTCACCTTCAGTAAGATCACCAGTTGTAGCACCATCTGTTGTACCATGGTCTAATCCATGGATACTAGCTGATGGAGTTTTGAAATCTCCAAGCTCAGTAGATGCATCACCGATTGCAGAATCGTTTGTGATCCATTTTCCTAATCCACGAAGTTTACCAGCTGTAGAACCAGTTCCTACTACAGAACCTTGGTCAGAGCAGATAGCTTTTTCAATGTCACGAAGTAACTCTGAAGTAGCTTTTTCTTCTGCTTGCTGTAATTTTACAGGTGTAACAGAATCAAGAACTTCTTGTTTCTTAGTAACCATGAATGTTTTACGGAAGTGCTGAAGGCGATTGTCTAAGCGTTTTAGAGAACCGAACTTCTGAGCTTCTGAATCAGTAGCACCAGTACCGAATGTTAAGTCAGCACCTTCAATAACAGCGTTATCTGCTGGTGTTGCTAAGTCATCAACTGTCCATTCTACTAGATCGGCAGTTGCCTTTGATTTTGGTAACAAGCCATAAACGGGGGCTTGGCGAGGGGATAACACAGTAGTAAGGTCAAGCAATTGCTCTCTGTTACCTGCGTTAGAGTTTGTGTTAAATGAGGAGTCAAATGTTCCTGCCATTGTATTTACTTTCTATTTTTGAGATTAATTTTATTTACGATTTTTAATTTGCAAAGTCCTTAGTTTTCTTGCTGAATCCAAGTTGCCTTGCATGGCTTGTTCTCTCAATTTCTTAATTTGGATGTTGCCTCTGTCTTTTGGACTAGCAGATCCTGTGGAATCAATGACTGAATTAGGTGATCTCCGTGGTAAAGTTATTTTCTTACTAGGCTGTATGGTCATTCCTGCCATACTATTAGCTGTGTGTAAAAGATGATACTTTAACTTTGATCCTAATGATGGGGCTATTTTTTCTATTACTGCCATATCTGGCGAAGATACTAGCTCTCCATATATTTTAGATGCTTTAGCTTCATCATCTGTAATCCAAGAAAACTCTTTGTCTGCTTTCTTCTGTAGCTCATCTGCTTCTTGTCGTGACTTCTCAAGCGATCTAATGTATTCCTTTTGTTTAGGAACATCATCATATTGATCTTGAAGTGACTCAACATACTTTACTATATCAGAACGACTGTATTCTTGTCCATTACTTTGATAATAATCATCTTCTCCAGCTAACCACCTTTGGTAATACTTGATCTCTTCCCTTATTTTTTGCGAAGTTTCTGTTAGTTGATCTTCTGTTTCTACATTCGCAAAAGAGTTAGTCGTAGGTACAAGTGCTTCTAAACCTTCCTTTAGAGCTTTATCCTTGGCTTCAATCTGGTTTTTTAATTCTCTGATCTGCCCAGTTAACTCACCTATTCGCTTTCCAGAGCCACTACCCATCTTCTTAGCTAGCTCAGCTAGCTGTTCTGTTGGTAGGGTCTCAATAGCTTGTTCAGCTATTCCTGCTTTAGATTCGTCATCAAGAGCATCCCAATCAATCTGTGAAAGAACATTCTCTCCATCTTCTTCGGATTCTACTTCTTCAGTTAAATCTTCGGTAGCTTGTGGCTCATCATCTTCTATGATCTCCTCTGCATCCTCAGTTTCTTCAACTGCCTCTGTGGTCTCCTCGGTTTGTGGAGACATCCTAGCTAGTCTGTTTGAACGAATTTGTTCAAGCGTCATTGGCTCGGATTGATCTGTCACTACTTCTTCTGTTTCGGCTGTAGCGTTGGCCTCTTGTGATTCATCTGTCATAACTACCTTTTACGCCTGTAGATTGGCGAGTGTTAATATTATAGCATTAGTTATTTAACTAATTTTTTAAATGCTACACACATAAGAGTAATTAGACCAATTGTCAATCCTATAGTTGATGATTCGGGGATTGATGGGTAAGGTGCATCAAATCTGTAGTCAAGTTCATTCCAACTGTATTCAATTGAATCGTACTCTATTCCATCCCATTCATTTCTATCTAATAATGGTATATAGTAATACCATTCTTGGGGTTCTGGGTTTACGATCGGGAGGGGGCGGGTAGTTATATCGTGGCTCATTTTTTAAATATTGATGTAAAGATTGAAGCAAATTCCCTAAAGATTTTACTAAGTATGTTATTTTTGGGCAAGAACATCATGATAATTGATACAATACCAATGTATGTAAATGTCATTGCAATTAAATCGTTTTTGTAGTTAGATAATATATATTCAATCATAATACTGATGATACTTGTCTATGAGGACTTACTTCATCCTCTATTGGTTCAAAGGGTGTTTCTACTATTGGTATGTCTGACTTGACTTCAGTAGATGTTTCGCTAGTTTGGCTAGATGATTTTTCTTGAGATTCTTTCTGTCCTTCAGTTTTTTCTTGCTGGGGCTCTCCTTGCTTATCTTCTTTGCCTTCTGTTTCGCCTTCTTTAGATGATTTATTTTCTTCTACTTTGGATTCCGTTCCTTTTGATTCTGTTTTTTGCTCAGTGGATGGGTTCTGAGAGGGAGTATCGGAGGAAGTACCTTGTGAAGAAGAAGAGGATACAGGTTTGGTGTCCTCGCTCACAGCAGATTGTTGAGAAATCGGTTGTAGTTCGGAAACCTCAGCAACCTTCTCGGCAATAACTTGTTGCCCCCATACATCAAGGGATTCAAAGTCAACAAAGTTGTCAATAAATGTAGGTACTTCAAACCTTTCTTCTACAACATCGTTAGCTATCTCAGCTACAAATACTGTTGTTAAATCAGTAGCTATACCAACTTGTGCAGTACCAGCAGTAGCTACAGCTACAGTGCCTGCTGTTCCTAAGTCGCTTACTTTTTGAACTACTGGAATTTCTTTAATACGATCAACAAGCGATTTTTTAAGGTGCTTAGCACCCTCACTACCCGTTTCACGAATTTGTTCAACCTGTTCTTCAACATCTCCCAAACCTTCTGATTTGAGAAGAACTTTAAGTGCCTCTTTATGTTGAGTAAGTATTTGCTTGGCTGTTTTTTTATCCATTGGATAAATTTATACACCCTAGCTATTATTTTTTCTTTGATTTCCATGAAATTCTAGCAGGCCCTTTTTTCTTTTTCATCGCTGATGAACACTGTGATTTAGTAGGTCGGCAAGCAGGATATGGTCTTTTACTACCACCCTTAGCTGATTTGCGACCACAGGGTTTTCCTGTCTTGCAATCAATCCAGCCTTTACCTTTGTTGCGACCAAACCACTTGCGTAATCCTTCTTTCTTGGCCATTACTTTTTTCTTTTAGATTTACTGCCCCAGTTCTTAGCTCCTACCTTTCGGCAACGAACTAATGCACCAGATGCGTAAGCACTTGGCCAAACCTTGTATCTTGATTTGACCTTCTTGTAACAGGCATCTTTCTTACCTTTTGCCACAACTGCACTTACCTTTCTTTTTCTTTGGTGGGCGACCCACCTTTGTTCCGTATGTTCCTTTTCCCTTTGGCATATTATTCCTCTCCTTTAAGTGTTTTGTAGATATAATCGTCTTCAATCATAGCACCTATCAATTTTGCGTCAGCCCTCTCACCTGCATCTAGTTTAGATTCAAGTGCTTGGAACTTTGACTCTCTACATTCTTTGACGAATGCTACGACCACAGCAAACTGATCATATTTTCTTAAAAACTTGAGTGACTCCTCAAGGTTATTTTCTCGTGTAACTTGGCTCATTATATTGATTCAGTATTCATATTACCCATTTGTGCAGGTTCTGCACCTAATCTACCTATCTCAGCGTTTCTTTGTTGAGCAAGTTGTTGCTCATATTTAGCTGTATAGTTCTGTAAGTTTTGGGCAAATACTGGATCACTAGCTAGTTTTTCTTGGATATTTGGTTGCTGTATGTATTCCTGTACAATTTGTAGAGCAATCTCACCACCATTTGGTTTAGCTCCTACAGGTATACCAGCAAATATCTTAGCTAGGTCGCTTGTTACATCATCCATCATTTGTTGTTGTGCTTGTGCTGATGGCTGTATTACTGAGTCAGCTATGATTGGATCAATCATTGATGCTACAACTTGTTCTACCTTACTCAAATCAAATGAGTTGGTTGGTGATGTTCTAGCTAATTGTAAGAATGCATCTACTCTAGCCTTAACTGTATCTGGGTCATTGTTCTGTGAATCAAATGATACTGATACATCTAGCTCATCGTCTGATGGACTACGCAAGAATTGTACTGGATCGGGCTGACCTGTTACTCGGAAGTATAGCTCATCTGGGCCAAATACTACATATGCTTTATAAGCTAGCTTTAATACATCAGCTATGTGATTTAAGAACTTATCTATAATAAATTGTTGTCTCTGTGCTGATAAAGGATTATTGTTATTTAATCCTACTAGATCAAGTGCTTCGTTCTGTACATACTCTTCTATTTCAATACCTTGTCTACCTGTATTAGGAACATCAAGGAATTTATATGTATCATTCTGTCTAACACCTATCCAAGCTCCTGCACCCATCTGCGTGGGAGCACGACCTACTGGATGTAGGAACGGAGGTGCAATTGATATTGCTTGGTTATCACTCCATCCATCTCTTACAATCTTAGCTTGAGCTTGAGGCCCTCTAAGTAAATCAGAAAAGTTTGTGACATCGTGTAAGCGTTTATTTGAATTAAATAGTTTAGTACAAACAAATGGATACTGTTCGTAGCCAGCTAGCAACTCGTGACTTAGATAACCCTCTGGGTATTGTGGACTCCATACAGTTAGATAGATACCTTCTGCTCCATCTTTTTGGTCAATAAGTCTACGATATGTATGTACGATTTCTACCAAATCATCATATTCTTTTCCATTTCCTGCACCAAAACTAAATCCACGCTGATCTGAGTTTCGTCTGTCTGCTACATCAAAAGATAAATTACTTACTGCATCTAAACCTCTTCTGTTCTCAATGAGATCTCTTCCTATGTCTTTATCCCATCCTTTTGTTTCAATACAGTTTTCTACTTCAGATGGTGTCATCAAAGTTCTCATGTGAACTCTTGGTGATCTTTGTATATCTGTTACATACGCAGGGAATACAATGTCTGAATCGGCAAACTTCGTTTGTACAAAAGGTCTAGATATATCGCTCTTAACTACTGGCACTTCTGCTTCACCTATCTCTCTAAGTTCAGCTAGTGCTTTCTTTATAGATTTGTCGTCTACTTTATCAAAGATTCTACCAAATAATGAGATAGCCTCATCTTCTCTTTCTTCGTCAGCTAGAATGTTATATAGTTCTGGGGAGATCTGCTCAATATCATTTAGGTTAATTGGCTCTTTATGCTTACGGATTTTCATTTCCCAATCTACATAAGTAACTGCAATACCTTTCTCTAGTAAGTTGTTAGATACAATCTCTGCCTGTCTCTTAAAATCCTTAATGTAAGAATCACGCATCCACTTGAGGAACTGACTCTTTACTCGTGCTTCAGATATGTCTGAGCTTTCAATCGGGCTAGCTGTGATGTTACTGCGATTTAACGCATTCATCATTAGGGATACATATGTACTAATACATTGCTCAACCAATCTAACCTCTTGGTCAGATGCACCTTCCCATGGGAACGCACCTTCTCCGTGCTTTTGCAGGTCTTCCGTTTTGCCTGGCCAAATAGCATTTCGCTGATCGTAGCTATCTTGACATTGAGCCACGAAGGGAGACATATCCACAACATCAGAATCGTATTCGTTCTTTAGTTCGGTGATGTCGGGTTTTGTAGTAGTATAAAAACTTTCTAAGACTTGATCATCCATTAGCGTGATTTTAACATATTTCTTTTTATTCTATTCTTTGCGTTGTTGATAACATTATGATACCACACAACATCTCTTCCTGCTAGGTCAATTAGTTCATCAACAGGCACTTCGTGTATTTGATCGTGATACGATCTATAAAGTATTTCCCAAGCAACAAAAGCATCACTGTGCTTCTTTATAAACTCTAGGGTAATATCCGTCTCGGATCTTTTTGTGTCTGTAGTACTTTTCGCCATTGTATTCAATTACCTGTGCCTTAAATCTTTTACCTGCTGTTAGCTGAGTAGCTAGATTCATAGGTATACAGGCTCTCATCTTCTTTCTTTTACCTTCTTCTAATACATAACCTATAACAAATTTGGGGTTAGTTGCATTATTTAGTATTGTTACATCAACAAATTGGGGTTCAATTGCCTTAAAATCATAATGATCCTTTAGTTTTTGTATACCCGATTCGGTCAACTCCTTGGTTTCTTCATTGTAATCCTCTGAGTTGCATATCTTTTTTCTAGTTCTACCTATTTCCATAGGTGATCTATCTAATATTTTAGCTAATTCTCCTTGTTTCACTAATATCCTCCTGTTCCTTGTACTTGATCAAACGATGTTGACCCATAATATATAGGGCCTTCTCCTCCGTTTGACAACCTTAAATACCTCATTAAGTCAAAAAAGTCCTTCAATGCTTCGTCTGCCTTACCCTGTGAGTTATAATTGATTAATGAATCAATAAGATTACCACAGGATTGGTGTATGTAACACCTTGGGCGATTTTCTGCGTCAATGCCTACATTTGGGTTATAGAAGAACCATTCATCTAGGGCAGATGTACCTATTGCTTCTGTCCTACCATCGGATGGTACAAAATCCATTCCCTGTTCGCTGTATTCTGAGAACAAATCAATATTGTTTTCATTCTCTTTCGCAAAATACCTTGAGTCACCTATTCGTTCAAATACATCTAGGCCTAGTTCGTCCTCTATATCTTCAAATAACTCTATGTATCCCTTAACATTGTAGCCTAGTTTCTTTGAAGCAGGCCCGTATTTCCACTTGGGATCGCCAAATAATGCCCATTCACCAAATGTATCTCTATCTGGCCATTCTCTACGGATGTAGATGTCCCCGTTTTTATTGACTCCAGCCCATATGGAAACATAGTTCCTTGCTCCTGCTGGGTCAACGACTTGGTATATTGTGTATTCTTTTGCATCTGATATATCTGGGAACTTCATCCCGTATTTGTTTTCTTCTTCACCTAGTACATTGACTTCGGTATTAAATAGGGGTAGCATTGATGTCATTGATTTAACTGGCACACCATATGCTCTGACTAAAATCTCTTCTTGTGGGCGACCCTTTAGATCCTTTGAGATACGACTATAACCCCCAAAAGGGTTTTCGTCTGAATGAAGGTATACTATACTCGCATCCCTCTTTGGACTATATTGTTTTACTGGTAATGACTTCTTATTTAATAATTCAGCTTCTCTCGTTTGCAGTGTTTCTGCTCCTTGTAGGTATTCTGCTATAAACGGAGTGTACCCATCAATCGGGGTAAAGCCAATCAGTAACTTAGAGTTTCGTGTAGCAAGACGGAATCTTAATGTGTTTACCAATGAGGCATCCCCAAGGTATTCGTCTAACCACGCACCTATATTAATTTGGTCGGGCTTCTTGAACCCGAACTCAAAACCTTCTAATATAGTCTGGTTATTGCTAAACTGTGTATATGTCTTAAAATCAACACGGGTCTTAGTATCGGGGAAGATAAAGCTACTACCTGTAAAACCATTCTGCATAGAAAAGTTGATATAACCCTCTGTACTCTTGGTCTTCTTCTTAAACTCCTTGGGCATCATCTCCCAGATCGCAGATTGTTGTACCTTTACGGATGTATCTGCATTTTGCGAGAAGCACACAATGTGACCATTATTGTTCTGCATTACTGCCTCCATGACCATTTTGGCACAACCAGTGGTTTTACCACTACGATTACCACCCAAAACTAAACATTCATTGTGTTCCCACAATCCCTGTCTTACACGATCCCAACCAGCTAGCTCAAATCCCTGTCGTATTGGATCTTCTTCTGCTGATTGGATTCTACCTTCGTGGGCTCTATGTAGCTCCTCAAGTAGACCTGGCTCATTCTCTGCTAAGAAAGCAATCTCTTCATCCGTTGGTGGTTTCACCATAGGATGTTTAGTAAAAACTAATTCCATCTATTCTTCTTCTGGTTCTTCTGGGATTTGCGTTGGTTCTTCCCAGCTAATATCTAGATCTATTCCAGCAATCATATCAGCTGATGCTTCTGAAAACAACATTCTTCCTACTCGGAAGTTTGCGTAGTCATAATATAATGTTCCGTCATCGTCTAGTACCACAAATGCATAGTTTGAGAAATGTTCTCCTAGTATACCCTTTACTTGATCTAGGACTTCATCGTAATCATCTGGTATTACATTACTCATCTATATCTATTATATCCGCTTGTTTTTCTTTCCTTATCCTGTCTCTCACAGCCTTCAAGGTATCCTCATAATCCTCCTGTGTGTATACCTTTCTTTCCTCAGTAATATTACTAGCTTCTCCACGAGCAGTCATCGCCTGCCTTTGCGAGTTAGATTTAGCTATAGATACTTCCTTCAAATCCTTGAAATCGGGTACATACCCCGATTCTAGCTTTCTGCGTAGGGAATCTACCAAATCCTCCTCTAAGGATTCTAAGTTGATATAACTTCTAGCAGATAGCTTACCACCTAACTCCCGAAACTTACCAAGGTGGTCAGCGTAGTCAGTTAGCACAGAAACGAGCGTAGAGCGTGTTATTTTGTGTTTTCTGACCATCTGGGTCTGTGATACCCCAGTTGATATTAAAAAGAGTATCTTGCCCACTTTCTGTGGATTTATGCGACTAAGGCTATTTACCTTCTCTAATGCCTTGTTCTCTCGCACCTCCTCTATCGCAGATTTAATACCTTCTTCTAGTTCTTTCTGTTCGTCCATTTATCAATATTGATTAACCTTTACCAGTTAGAATACACTATCTTATACATATAGCATATACTAGTTGACTTCATATATAGTACCATAGTATAGTTGTGCTTGTCAAGGGGCTATGAGATCGCAATTTTTTCAAGGGCTAGTTCTTATATTATACTATAAATGCGAGCGAGCGTTGCTGATGCCCCCCCCCTGCCATAGCTAGGTGTTATCTAAGCTAGCTAGACTGCCAAATAGTCTGCAATCGTGATGTTTATGCTAGCTAGATGGCTATACTATCACAGTTCCTGCTAGCTAATCAGCTAGTTTATCAGCATTGCAGTGTGAGTAAGTAATATATTATAGCTCATTG